GAGTAATCCCGACATAGTCGATGAACTGCCTTTGTCATTAATTAGAATTCCCCCATAATTACAAATCGTTGCAATTTCCATTGCTTGAAATTGATCTGCTGTTGCGGTTGTTGTTGCTTCTCCATATTCATGTCCTAGAATTTTTTCATAATTTACAGTTGCTTGGAAACTGAATTGGCCTAAACTTCCACTGCTTAAAAAGTCACTTAAACCTAAATCGCGAACTGGATCGATTACAATAATAGAACCAATACCAGCAAAACCAATATTATATTTATTTCTTACAACCCCTGTAAATTCACTCCATGTTTGTTGAGAACCGTTTCTGCGGCTCATCATATACAGATCCTTAGCTCCATATGAGGTCAATAACCCACTCACATTATTAAAAGTAATATTTAAACCAGTAATTGGAAAGCATAAATGATTACTAAATTGCGGTTTCATGCTGTTATATTGAGGACGAATTACCATATAAATAAAATTTGGTATTTGACGCATACTGATAACGTCAGTTACTTGTTGAGTAATTGCATCAGAACCAGTAAATAATCGTTTATAACATACCATTTCATCATATGGTAATACATTCTTAGAATTTAATTTAGAATATTGAGAAGCATGAAGAGACATGTATTTTAAATTTAGTCTTGCACTTTCGTCTAATACTAATCTATTTTGAGAATCCCCTGCATAAGATTTCCATAAATAAGAACCACTAATATTAAATACATTTCTCATGTCATTCCATTGTAGGAGTAATTCTAAATTATTAATACTTAAATAGTTGCTTTCATTTTCTTTCATCTCTGCTGTAGGTAAGCCGACAAGCGTTTCTGACACATTTACACTGCATTGAACATATACTGTTGAAGCTACTGCACCACCATTTACAACGGTAAATACTCCTGTGATGGGATCAATCACAACTGGAACATCTCCTAAAAATACGCTAACACTATAATCTTCATTAAATCTCCCTACAGTATCCGAATCTTTCTCACCTGATTCAATACCACTCATATAACTGGAAGCACCATCATTTGTGGTTGCATCTTTTACTTTCCCAAAATATTTATCTACAAATGAAGGTGTCATCTGGCAATGTTTGCTTAAAAACTTTTGATCAAATTGTTTTAAATATACGCCGAGAATATCTTGAGTCTGCACGCTTAATTTACTGTTGTTAAGGGTAAGAGATACACTTTGTAAAGCTTGATTCATAGGAAAAGCTGATGGTACTATTTTAAATGTAATAGTCTCACCTGCTGCGATTGCTGTTTCATAATAACACGATACTGTTCCTTCAATATGAATATTTCTATCAATTAGGGTATTTTCAGAAGGAACATTTACATTAAATAAAGTTGATGATGTAGAGTTAGAATTATGTTGATATTTTTGATGAATCACGCTGGCGGGTCCATCTTTTACCCCAATAGTTACAGACGAGGTAATATCATTGTATCTAGAATCAGAAATTAGAACTGTGGATAATTCAGACATTTATATATATATTATTGAGATATTATTTAATTTTTCTAAACATTAATTTTAAACTAAGACTTCCACCTAAATTTGTTTTAACTTGAATTAAACTACCATCGTTTTTAAACCTATAATAAACCTTAAATATAATATTTGTTAAACCTGAGTCGGTTTGTTTCATAGACATAAATCTATACTCTTTTGGTTCATAAATTATAGATGGAATTGGTGAGTTCGTTGAGATTTCCATGATTTCATTTTCACGTCTTACATCACCAATTACTGTTGCAAAACCATTAACATAATCTAAATCCGCACTTACTGCATGTGAGTTTATTGGAAAATTAGGACTGATGATAACAATACTTTCAACCGGCGACCAACTTGAAAGTGTCTCATAATCTTGGTATATTAACATATGGGTAGTTTTAGTAGAAGCACTATTACCATTTGATAAATGTGAAAATATCTCAACCTCGTTAGCTTGTTTGAAATTACTCAAGTTTAGTTTAAATAATGTTTTGGTTGTTGTGATTTGTGTGATTCCATCTAATGTATTAAAACTTTTATTCTGTAGCTTAAAAGGTAAGCTATTAAAAAGTCTGTATAAAGCACGATTTAGCATAATATTGACATGGCTTGAATTTGAATCAGAAAAAGTAGATTTTGGAGAATTGAGAAAAATTAGACTACTTTCTTTATCAAAAATAAAATATGGTATTTCATAATTTCCATTAGTTGATAAATCTGAAAAATCAGTTGGTAGTGTTCCACCATAATAACTTTTGACAACATCAATTAATTTTAAAAAACTTGCTCTTATAGCTTCATTTACCATTGTGAAGAAGAACTCATAATTATATAAATTATAATAACCACTTTTATAATTAGATTTACCATTTACAAAATTAGGTAATGATAATGTTTCGTCTTGTGGTTCAAAATATACTGGAGTTGTTGCACTATATCCGTCATATTCTAAAGTGATTTCATAAATTGTTTCAGTTTTTTGTATATTAGATGGATTCGTATTATATTTAATAGTTGGTATAAATACTGGTAATGTTTTTAAATCTATCAAGCAACTTTGAACACATACCTCATATTCCTCTGGGTTAGGTAATAATGCTATTTTTCTATCTTCCTTAAATTCAAATGGTGGTTCAACTTCAGATTCATAAGCAGGTACTGATGAACCGTCATTATTAATTAATGCTGTGTAATACACATAATTTGTACTTTGTAACGACATATATAGAATCTGAGATATTATTAAATATTTAAATGTTAATTTACATTTACTAAAAATGTAATAAATTCATCGTTTGTCATTTTAAGTTGTTTTGCTTTTGTTTTAATAAGTTTGGTAAAGTCTTTTAAATTTAAATCATCAGATAAAAATAAACTGAGTCTAGCTATAACCCAACGACCGCATGTATTAATTCCTTCCTGTTCTTTCTGAAATTTGGTTTTATTATAAATGAACTTATCAGTTTTTTTAATTGATTTAATCATCATACCAATATCTTCATTATAATTATTTCCTAATCGTTTATTCATAAACGTTGGTATGTAGTCTAATATATTCTTAGGGCTTGTTCCGTAGCTGTCAAAATATTCAAAATTATTATCATCTCTAATTAATAATGTCCAGTGCCCACTGTTCAGTTCACTTTCTGTTAAAATAAAACAAAAATCCATTCTATTTGGTAGTAAGTGATAAATGTCAGAATATTGGTCTAATTCGGCATACTTTATTATTTTACAATTTTTGAATATTGCTTGTAAATCTCCATTGGTAACAAAATAATCCATTATATTATTATATTAAGATATAAATTAAAATGTTATATATTATATATAATGAGTAGATATTTAGAAACCAGCGTTTATTCGCTCGAGGGCAACAGTATATTTGAGGTAGCTTTGAAATTTGAACGATTAGGATTACAAGAAATAAGTAAAACCCCACAAACTATATTTCAAGGGCAAGATTTAAATGACCCCAAAGCATCGTTTAATTTTAAAATGCAATTTGATAAAATTTTTACATTGGTTAAAGAATTTTATGTAAAAATAAATGGAACACAAAGTATGTATGATAATATTAATGAAGATATGGATGATGAATTTATGAAAGAAATAATAAAAACAAGAAGAATAGAAACTGTTAAAAGATCTAAGCTTGCTTTTATCAAAGAAATACGTGGAAATTTAAATGCATTTAGAATTGATTTATTTGTTAAAAAATTAACAACTAAATTGCCCCTAATTTTATCTGCCAAGGATGAGGTAGTTTTAAAATATGCAAAGTTCGAAATGATAGATGATGCTTTAAATGAAACATTTAAATTTTTAAAAGATAATGAGGGAAACACAGATTTAATAGATGCCACTGAAACTTTTGAAACTGACAATCAAGAGAATTTAATGGATGTATTAAACTCAATAGAAGAAACATACAACGAAAAATTACAAGAACTAAAAAAAGAGATTATATTAGGTTTGAAATATAAGCCTGAATTAAGAAATCGTTTAGATGTTAAAAGCACATTGAGATTAAGTAGATATGAAGGGTCAGCAAGTAATGTATTAAGAGATATATTACTCACTAGTTCAAGTATGATTCAAGAAATTAATAACAAAAGGGTAATATTACAAGAGTCTATAAAACAAGATGAAAAACTTGTGAATACAATCGTCAAAGATATGATATTAATTTCAGAATATTTGAAAGAATTAATTGATATGGATGAAATAGAAAAGAATTATATGGAAACATTCATGAAAGTTGTTGAAAATATGGATAAAATCAATATATTTGTAAATGAATTATAATATCATTTATTATATAACAATGAATGAAAAGCAATATAATAATAATATTAAGAAAATTGTTAAATTGATGTCAATGGAAAGTAAAGTTAATATAGTAGGTAGTGCTAAAATTAAAAGAAATATATACGCCGCTGATTATGATTCTTTTGAGACTGTGAAAGGTAAGAACGAAAATATTATATACAACCATTTCAAAAGTGTGTTTAAAATTATCAAAAGTGTAGATAATACAATAATTACTGATTTTAAATTAGGAGAAAATGCAAAAGGAGAGCCTTTACGATGGACTTACGAAGAAATTAAAAGACGTGAAAATAATGGTATAACTTTTGAAGATGCAATAAAACAAAAGAGTATGATTAAAATGGATATTGTGACGCTATTAAATGGTAGGTTTATCGAAATAACTGAAGTCTATAACATATATATTGATGGAAAAAGTAATTCAGACTACAGCATAGATAATGTTAGAAAGGAATTAACAGATGACATGAAAAAAATGATAAAAGAAGGT